ATGATTTCATCGAGGAAGCACACCGTGGACCATAGACCAGCATGATACAACTGGTTTCTGGTTTCCACAAGTGAGATCACCTCTGAAACGTCTCTGCGTGAGACGGGGAGTTCATGACGGATACGGACTAGAGAAACATCCGTACCATCATAGTACTCTTTCCCGCAAGACTCTCTGAAGTTTCCTCTCCAGAAAGACTTGTCGACATTGACCTGGAGCCCAAAAAGCTCCAAGCCCTCGATCACGCACTGCGCATATTCTCCGGGGACAATAATATCATCCCCGTAGACACGCACCCTTCCGGCAAACCCGAGAAAATCGGATTTGTCGGTGAAACTGGTGCTGGGCCCTAATTGCCTTTCTATGGAAAGAAAGATGATGGTAAGAAATACCATCTCTTCCATAGGAAAGCATAGGGCCGAACCCATCGACGCGAACTTGGCCAAACGGATTACTCCGTGACCAGGCACATCAGCCTTCCTTGTTCTGCAAGCGTCAACCGCTTCCCTTAAATGGGGGTAGCGGCCAACTCTGAACAGATCAAGTACCTGCTGGTACGAGACGCGATCAGAAGCTTCGCTGAGATCCAGCGTTGCCGTGGAGTCAAACCAACGACTCCCTTCACGAGCCAAGAGCTGGTTAGGCTCTTGACTAGTGAATCCGACCAATGGAGAAAGGACAGAGTCCCCTTCCAATTCCAGAACCAAAGGATCGAGTATGGCCTGCTGCATGTACTGCATACAGGTTGGCTCGATCGCAATGATCCGGGGCTTCGCGTACGTCTTAGGCACAGTGATGACCCTCACGGGTCTTTCTGTACCGGGTTCCCGGAAGACGACATCATCATACCTAACTTCAGACATGAAGCGGTGTGATGGGAGACAATAATCCTGAAAAGGAAAGATTGTCTCCAGCCTTTGAGTCCACTCTGTCTGATCGAACTTCGCGTTTCCACGACGCCGATCAGCAGTGGCCCCAGGGCCATGCTTGGGGACGAGCTGGTTGCTATAAATCATAGCGTCCAACTTGGTAAATACGTCCCTGAACAAGAGGTTGGCAATCCTAGAAAAGTCCTCACGGTCTTTATCTAGGGTATCATTGTCATACCTTCGCACTTCCGTGTCACATTCAACGTACTTCTGCATGGCAGCAACTTCCCCGGGGTGTTTAGCCTCAGGGGGCTGCATCTTACCGTACAGCAGCGAGAGCTGTCGTATGGCATAGATGGAATCCACGCATGGTTCGTTGAACAGCACGCCAGTTTCACGGCTGAACACTTTTTCCAAGAACCCTCCCAGAAACTGGGGGAGTTCTCCCTTCCGACGGAAACCGACGAAGAGGTGTGGAGTCACCTTCCCAAGCTCAAGACCTTTTTCGAGGTCCTTTGCGAAGGTAGGCAGGGTCACAGCATAAAACTGTGCTCCCTCGTGTTCAGACCGCCTCAGGAATGTTTTGACATCCTGAGTGGCGCTTGTGCGGCACATGATGGCTAGTTCTTCAGCCATCACCTTCCACAGTAGCATCAGGCTTTTCAACTGGAGCATCCTTTCTGGATGACAGTTCCCGCCTATGGTGCTACCAACCCACAAACCAGAAACCCTGGGACCCCCCACCGACAACGCAGCTGTACTTCTCCTCTTCGGGGGAGGAGTGACATACATGCGCTGCCGATGGGGGGGGTACCGGGCTAGTCCTTTGAGGACCAGTCCCCATTGCATTTACTGCAACGGAGGTACTGATCCAACCAAAGGACATTCTGGTCGTCTGTCTGGTCTTTTCCTGAGTACTCCTCTTTTACGAGTACGCGGAAAAGGACCTGCACTAGGAGTATGAACTCCTTGATCCGGTTTACCAAAGCCGGAATGCAGATCAATTCTCGCTGCCCAGAAGCTGGGTGACGCGAGCTCCAGAGGAAGCGGTGAGATAGGCAAGAATGCCGTCAACCACCTGCTTCTGCTCCGCATTCGTGTACCCCGTCGTCGGAAGGTCAACCACGAGCTGAACGCTCATGGAATACTTCTGATTAATCGACGGAGCAAACGGATCGGCTGCAATTTTGGAGTGATCGAGCCGCAAAAGCCTGCGCGTACGCTTCCCATAAGAATGGGAAATCGTCATCGACACAAGTCCGTCATCCTTCTTGAAGGTGCCGGAGTTGTGGTCTGACGATGTACGTGCAAGCACATTTGCGACTGCATTGATCGTGACAGACTGTGGATCGGCGAATGCCATAGAACTACTCTCTTCTGTCGTCTCACGACGATAGTCGGGAACTCCGGGGTCAGGGTTGACTCCCGGGGTGTGGTTGGACCCACTTCCTCTTGGAAGCAGGGTTTGTTACGTTCGGGATAAACCGAGCGCAACCAGAATGGCAGTCTGACGACTCGTGAGAGCCGCCAGATCCACGCCGAAACCATACGGCGTTGCAGGAATCCTCTTCTTCGTAGAAGAGGTGACGGTATTTGATGCGTATGACCCCGCTCCAAAGCGGGCGCATCTCGAGGTCTCATGTTCGGACCTCACCATCATGTACCCATACTGCAACACCAACCCGTCTCGTCCCATGCTGCTAATGTTGTGTAACACATCACCAACATTGGACTGCCAATCGACGAGCCAAGACCAGGGTTGAAGATTCCATACCACCTCGGGGGTCAGTGCGACCCCTGACAACTTCTGGACATCCGAAGCATAACCTCGGATTTTATCCGCAGTTGTCACCGGGACAGGGATGTAGTAGCGGAAAGCTCCGCTAAACCACATATCCTGCTGCCTTCGAGTTAATATGGTACCCTGTCCAAACGCATTCACCTGCGACGGAATTGGTAAGAAATTTACCGCATTCGTCGCAGAGGTTTCCGTTTGGGATGGAAAGGCATACCTCCGTCTGATCTTCTGATTGTTACCATGTTTATGGTAATTCTCAAGAATGGAGTGGGCATCGGTCACCGCTGTGAAGAACTTTTGCAAGTCATTCACAACTGGTTTCCAGCCAAACTCCACATTGAGATAATCAGATCCAGCTGCTTTGGCCTTCTTCGTGGAGGCCTTTAAGACAGATGGATTCAGACGGGGGAGACCCTCTGTGCGTAGTTCACCGATGAAGGTGGCTACGTCAGAGACCGACCTGGTAGGTTCAGTTCGTGCAATTGCCGTCGAGCCCTTCGCGTTAAGCGCAGAGTCCGTCGGCGTTGCATACGAGGTGAACGGCTGAGTAAAACCAGCCGGATCCCCGCAAGCGAACTGTCCCTCAAACACACCGGACTTAAGAGTCCCAAGTGAATGACGAGCAGTGGTCTTCGTTAGAAGGAAATACCCACCACTGTCACCAGATGTGTTCTGCCTCCAACCTGGGTGGTTGGTAGACACCATACTGTACGAATCAAAGATTCGTGCAGTAAGAGTCGGACCCCATGGTGACAGGCCATTCGTGCGATAGCGATATGAATACTTCGCTATCTCATTCTGGCCTGATTTAACTACCACGGGGTGAATCCTTTCCAGATCATCTTGTGTGGAAGGACACAACACTCATGTGCTGCGCCAGCGTCGCGGAGGCCCTTGCGGGC